AGTAAGCGGTATCTTGAATATAAACACCAACGGTTTTGAGATGGTTATATTGGTAAGCGTTGCCGTTACCGTTTTTATGTTCTGCAACAGGATTAGTATAGACTGGATTATCAATATTGATATCTGACTTTGTAATGCCTTGGTTATAAATAGGTCCAATATCACGGATATTACGCATGACATCTACACCGGCTACAAAACGGTTAGCAATATCACCAATACCAAATTCACCAACGATATTTAATGTACCACTATGAACACGTTGATCGCCTTGTTGCTGCTCAATTGCACGACGGGCTGTACGAGTTTTAACGTTAATATTTGTGATGCGAGCTTGATCGTAGAAATATTTGTAACGAGCGTAGCTATAACCCGCATTTAATTTCCAACCGTCACTTAATTTGTGTTCAATTTTGAAATCAATGTTATCGGTTTTTGCGGTTGTTTCATTATTAGGCTCATCTAAACGACGAGATACAGGGATATCTGGTAATGCATTAGTTGCCGTTAAAAGATTTGTACCACGATCAAATGGCTCAAGAATATCTTTGTGTTCATAAGAAATAAGTACTTTAGTTTTATCATTTTCCCAAGAAAGTGATGGTGCGTAAGTGGTATTTTTCACTTTGCCAAAATTACGCCAGTAGTCTTTTTCTTGTTTGTCATAGATAAAGCGGTAAGCAAAACCATTTCCTAAGCCACCAGTGAAATCTAATTGTGTTCCCCATAGTCTATGATTACCTAAAGTTCCACCAATGACATAGCGAGGTGTTTGTTGTGGTTTTTTAGTAATGATATTGACCACGCCACCTGGATCTTGAATACCATAAAGCACAGATGCAGGCCCTTTTAAAACTTCAACGGTTTCAGTTGTCGCGCTAAAGTTTTTAGCTGGGCCAGCTTGTAAACCATTACGCATAATCGAGTTGTCACGGTTTCCACCAAAACCACGTTTTTGAATAGAGTCAAACATACCACCTAACGTATTCGCTTGACTCACACCGCTGACGTTATAAAGTGCATCAATGAGTGATTCAGGTTTACGATCTTCTAATAATTTAGTCGAAAGGATATTGACAGTATTTGGCGTATCGAATACAGGCACTTCAGCTTTTGATACGACGGATGTCCCTGTCGTTTGATAACCATTTTGTTTGATACCCGTATCTTGAACATTGATTTGCTCAAGCACTTCGGTATTTGTATTTGCGGCTTGCTCAGTCTCCGCAAAAGTAGACGCGGAGAAACTCGCCAAAAGTGCGGTTGAAATAAGACTTAATTTAAATTTCATAATTGTTTTCCGATATATAACCCGATAGATAATAAAAGAGCCGCAAGTATAGCGAAAACGTTTACGTCAATCAATGCAAATTATTTTCATTTATATATGTGATTATCCAGAAAAGATTCATTCAAATTAAGCAGGGGATAAAAAGAAAAAATCCCAAGCTAAAAAGCTTGGGATTGCAATATGGTGCGACTAGCTTGCACCTTATTTGATAGGGATAACAAATAGATAGGTATTATTTGGCGTAATTTTGGCGTAGTGATGAAAATCTATTATTGACGTTTAGTGTGTCGTTTCACCCACTTTACCACTTCGCCAGCAACGTATCGAGGCCGTTCATTTTTGTCTGAAAAGTATCTCGACTGTGGAAAATCGCCTTTCGTAACAATGTATTTCACTGTAAAAGTATAGGACTTGTTAAGATATAAGGCAATCTCTTCAATAGTCATCAGATTTTGACTGTTCTCCGTGTAAGAGGCAAACGCTGTCATTTTTGTTGCATTTACAATCTCTTTCACAATCTCTTTTTCTGCTTTTTCTGATAGTTGTATTTTATCCATAAAAGCTCCAATAAAAAACCGCCCATAAGAGCGGTTATTTGTTATTCAATATTTAATCTTTTGGCGGTTGTGGAAGTGGTTGCCAGTGTGTAACAATAAAATCATTAGCTGCAAGTAAATCAAATTCTCCATCAATACAAGGCGCAATACCACAAGTCTCATATTTAGGGTTAAATTTACTCACCTTCCAAACTAATACAGGTACATTATCTAATGGCATTTGTTCACTACATTTAATCCATGTATTTTTGAGTTTATCTAACTCATTTTCTGCATTAGATAATGCGTCATACAAAATAGCAATGCCATTCATTGCATCTTGATAAGCTAAAGATGGTGCAGTCATGTTTACTCCTTATTAAAATCCTCTTCCTTGACAAAAACCCCGTCAATCATTTTCCCTTTACGGTCTTTTATCTGCTCGTAAGCGTGTCGAACGCAATCCCAGAAATCAAGGTTAGCCATTTTACTGATAAGGAAGAGATAATTAGATAGAGAGTTTACATCCCAATCATCAGGATAAGTTGATACATTTGCGAAATTACCTATTTTTGCAGCGGTTCGTAATAATGACTCATCCATGGAGCTTGCTCTAAAATGTCCAGTTGGTTCAAGTAAGTGTGATTGGTAGGCGTTGACTTCCGTCGATTCGTTGCGACATTGAGCATTTATGATTGTCAGCACCACAAAACAATCACCAATGCTGTCTTTAATTATATCCAAATTACCTTTCGCAACACCGCCACAAAGCTCTCCAAACTCCTCAAGCATCTTGAGTGTTTGCTTATTAATGCTTGAGCCTTTAATTAAATTTCTCTCTTCAGCCCACTGTTCTATTTTTTCGATCAATTCTTTTTCTTTCATATCACACCACCCAGCAAAAAGCTTTCCACGCCACGCCAAAAAATAATCCTATTCCAGCTCCAGCCATTGCAATGACGAAAGCGCCAGTTAATAGATAGAATAGCCATTCTGTAAATCCTTTCATTCTCGGTCTCCGCTTTGTTTAATTGTTACAATGTAATTTACTTCTCCAACTTTGCCATCGTCTATCCACTTAATAACAGGCTCGGGAGTGATTTTTAAAGCACCTCCTAATCTATCATTGAGTGCGGCTTGTTCTGCTTGAAGTTTTTTTCGGATAGCAAACCAACTAGCAAAATCAGGCAAAAAGCGTTTAAATTGTTCTTCTGTTAGCTGTAAAAAATCCATAACAGTTTTAAACTCATAAACTTTCTCACTCATACTTACTCCATCATACTCTTCATAAAATCAAGCCATTTTTGAGCATCTTCTCTTGTGCGATAGCATTGAGCATTTTCGGCCATTCCAACATCGCTATCGTCATCTTCATCATAGCATCTGACGATGCCAATCCCATCTTCATTAATATAATAATATTTATCGCCACTTTTAGGCTTAAACGGCTTAGGTAAATCTTCAATACTAATCTTTGGCTCTTCCCACATTCCGATTACGTTATCTTGATCGAATAAATTCTTGCCATCTGAAAGCCAGTTAGCTGGGTAACAGTCATTCTCTTTACAATCAGACATAACAAGTCCGTTTAAAGGTCGTCTGTTTGCGTGTTTTAATAATTTAGGGTATCTACTTAAATCATAAAGTATGTAAGCCTTTCTACCGCAAGCAAGTTTCACTGGCTCGCCATTTAAAGCCGCATCTAAGTTAAATTTTTTCATTTTTCATTCCTTTTTTATTATGATAATGCAAATTCGTCTTTTAAAATTGAGTAAATACGCTCAATACACCCTCTTTCTCTTATATGTTTTATCTTCTCCATGATTTCTTTGTGTTTTCGATTTAACTCGATCTCGTCCATATATTCATTTTTATTTCTGTACGCTTTTGATATAAAGCCCCCGTTGTAATTGCTTTGCTCGTAACAATCCTCAATTCTTATTTTTCTACCTCGATCAGTTGTAATGTACTTTCTCCCTAACTTTACAACCATTTCAGTTTTATCTGCTGCATAGCTCGAGCGCACACGAAATTCATGTATAAATATTTCATCGCCAACCTTGATGTTCTTAATCCAATTATTCTCTTCCATTTTCTTTCTCCTAAAACAAAAGGCGCTCAATTGGAACGCCTATTGGATTTGTTAAATATTGATTTACTGCTTTGTATATATCCACTATTAATTCAAGTGGAATGTTCGATCTTTCGTTGTATGATTTTGAGAAGTTTTCAAACTTGATTTCTGGCTTTAGCTTATGATTATGCCTTAAACCAAGATTTATATTACTTTTAAATCTTGTCGGTTTTCGTAGCGGATAGTTATAGCAATGATAGTGAGCCAGGTTATCAAACGGAATTTTAAAATTTAAAATATCGTCTATGTAATACCAAATCTTACTGCTTGCCGGATTTTCTATTACATAAACTTTAGGCTTATATCGTTTGATAATCTCTATTGTGTTGTATATACAAAGCTCACCATTAATGCGATTCAAGAAAGAGCGGTCATATTTAAATTGGACGTGCGGTAAATCATAATCCGCACGACTTCTAACCGTAAATTTTGATAATTCACGATTTACTGCACCAGTTTCCTGTTTCCAACTCGCATTACCTCCCCACATTGCGCTTGCAACCGACCAACTCTCACAAGGCGGACTAGCTATAATCAAATCAGGTTTAGGCAGTTTATCAAGCTCATCAAATAGCTTGTTATCACCAAACATACGACTGTAATCAGCTAAATTAAGATTAATAAAATGGTTATTTTTACTCTCAATATCTATGCCGATAGGGTATATTTTGACTGACTGACTGACTGACTGACTGACTGACTGACTGACTGACTGACTGACTGACTGACTGATTAAATAGCTCTGCACCTTGCGTATAGCAACCATTGCCACTATCGAATAAAGCCCAAACAATCATATCAATCACCCGCTTTATGGTTTACCTTTGCCATATTAACCACTGGTAAAATATCAACTAGCGGCTCATTTGTATTATCAAGGCTTTCAGCTAATTCCAATCGTCCGCCAAGTGTTGCGTAACCAATGATGTCTTGCCAATGGTCTGTTTCGTGCGAATTGCCATTAAGAATTCTCACTAACTTTCCAGCTATCATTGTCAAAGCGTAATACTGCACTCCATCAATGTTCTTGCGATTTTTATTGATAAGCTCCATTAACGCATTGAACGTAACAGAGCCTTGAATGAAATCACCGTGCGTATTTCTACGCTCATTCAGAATATCTTCAGTCGTTTTCATTTCTTCACCTACTTACCCTGTAAAGCAAGAAACTCACTTTGTTTAATTTCGGTTAGGTATTCTGGGATTGCAGGGAATTTATCACCACCAAAATCCTCTGACTTTTCTGGTATTGAAACGATAAAGTGGTCACTTGCAACACCACATACAGACACATAACCAGTGCGTGTACCAAGCACCCAATAAGTAAGCTTTAATTTTCGTAACATAAAATCATTAAAGCTTGGGTATTGATGTAAAATATCTCTAACACTTTGGATTTTATCGTTAAAAGACTTGCCAGCCTTTGTTCTTCCGTTACCAGTTATGACAACCTTCTCATTTTCAACCATTTCGAATTTATAGGTCTTATCCTCTTTAATTTTTGCATATTCAGGACTATCTAAACTACAAACAATTCCCCATATATTACGTTCATTCCCCCTCCACCACTCATAAAATGGGATGGTGTCAAAAATAGCGTCAAGTTTTTTATCTCTGACCTCTCTATCTTTCCGCCATTGCTCATCTAATAATTTAATAGGTTCAACGTCTAATTTACATTTAAAATATCTAAAATTTGGTTTCATTTCTGTTCCTTATTCTTATCTGTGTAATTAATTAACTCACGGATTTTCTCACGCACAAGCTCAAGAGCTTTTTCTAAACTCCGTTCTTTTTCGTGTAATTCCGCTAATTCGTGTTCTGCTTGTTGTTTTTCCATTCTTCCACCTAAAAGAAAACCGCCTTATTTGGCGGTCTCAATCATTTTTAAAATACGTTCTGGCGTTTCTTTTACTACCACATTATGCTCGCCAGAAAACTCAACAACAGAGCAGTCATTGTATGTTGATGTCACAATCCTAATTAAATCTACATTTACAATTAAATGACTGTCCTCATCTCTGGTTATTATGATGTTTTTTTACATAATTTATGTATATGGAATTCAGAATGGAATATCATCATCAAACCCATCTTGTTCTGCTGCTGCACTTAATGGGTCGAGTTTTTCTTTGTCTTTGGTTGGCTGTTGTATTTCACTGCTTGCCTTGCTGTCTAGCATTTCAAACGATTGTGTCGCTACTTTAAGTGCAGTGCGGTTATTGCCGTTTTGGTCTTGCCAGCTTTCCTGTACCAGTTTTCCTGTTACGCAGACTTTTGAGCCTTTTTGCAGATATTGTCTTGCTACATAAGCGGAGTTGCCGTGCACCACAATGGGTATCCAATGCGTACGTTTAACCGTATTGCCTTGTTTATCTCGGTAATCATCACCGATAGCAAGATTAAATGTGGCAATTTGCCCGCCATTTTGGAATTGGCGGATTTCTGGGTCACTGCCTAAATGACCGACTAATATAACGGTATTGGTGTTACGAGCCATAGTTTTTCCTTACATTAAATTAAGTAAATAATCGTTATACATTAGATTGTATTCATTAACGAGATCGGGGTGTTTTTCCTCTAACCAAACGATAGACTTATCGTAAATTTCACCGCATTCCTTTTTGGTTTTCCCTTTCAGCCTATCTTTAAGTTGCTCTATAACCGATTTGCTAGTTACGTTAGCTTGAGTAGAGTTCATAGCCTGCTGGGTCGATTTGTTGGAGTTGTTTGGCCGCTCGGACTTTGGGGACGATGACTGCTCACGTTTTCCCACGCTTGCCGCATCATCATCTTCTTGCGCCATAAATAACATTGCAGTTAAGGCGTAACGACGTGCATAGGTAATGGCTGCACCAACTTGTTGCGCATCGTTAGCTTGCTTAACTCCAGCCTTAACCAATGGATAACAACTCCGTAAAAACTGCCCACTTTTATGAAAGAGCGTTGTCACTAGTGTTGGCTCGTCATTTAGGACAGTCACAAGTTGCGTAATAACTAAATTATGCTCCGCAAGGATTGGGCGACAGGTATCAAGCACCTTACTTAGTTCTGCATATTTATAACCATAACCTTGTTTATCTTTGCTTAGATTCCCAAGCTGGCTAATCGCTTGAATAAGTTCAGGCATAAGCTCACTTAAATTTGCACTTTGTAGCTCCATTTCTCTTTCCTTATCTAATCGTCAAAACTTGACTATCAACCAATTTTGCACCAGGAATTTCTTCCCCTGCTTTTAATCGTGCTTTAATTTCGGTTTTATTCGCTGTGATTTTCACATTAACAAGGGTTTCATCGCAGTTGTTGGCGAGGAATAAATCTTCATCTAATTGCACCGCACTTTGCTTGCTTTCACGGTAAGAAATGGTAAACAAGGGGCAATTAATTTTTGCTGTTCCTGTTGCTTCCATATTGTGTTTGAGATAGTTTTTAATCTGCTCAATACCGTTTTGGCGTTGTTTTTTCATTGCCTGTAAGCGTTTAATTTCAGCGTCAATCACTTCAATATCGCCCTCTGTATTTTTAATGACATAGACGACATTTTCCGCTTTTTTGTCAAAATCTTGCTGCACTGCATCTAATGCTTTGGCAATATCAGCGTTATCTGCAAATTCAGGGTTTTCGAGCAATTCTTTGATGTTTTCGAGTTGTTCGGTGATTTCGTAAAGTTTCATAGTAACTCCTTAAAATGGTAGTGGGTTTTGCTGGATATATTCAATTTCAGCTTGTAATTCTTCTGGCGTAATCCGTTCTTGCCATAACCAATTTCGAATAGCATTTAGCAATTCCGCCTTGCTTTCTAGGCGTTCACGTGGTGTTTCTTCCATTTTTAACCTCTCCCATAACAATTTGATTGCCAATATTCACAATCAGTATCTTCAGGTTCACGCCAATCTTCTTCGGGTTCGTCTTGCTCTATACTTTCGGTTTCAAATTGTGCGTAGTAATCATAGGGGTTATCGCATTGCCAAGGAGATAGCGTTGTGCGTTTCATTGTTTTTCTCCTGGCTCATTGATTTCAATCGGAAGTGATGTCTTTCGCAAAAATCAATACGGTGCTGACAATACTCGATATTCTTTTTAACTGCCGTATTACGTTTGGCATCCGCCCAATTCTTCGCAGCCTCAAGGTAATTACCTTTCTTTTCTGCTTTTACTGCCGATTCTGCGTAGGTTTTGTAAGTCAGTCTCATTATTTACTCCAAGTGCGGTTAATTTCTGTTTGTTTTTGTTCTGTATAAACCAACGCTTCTTGTTTAGCTGGTTCGGTTAGATTTTGTTGATATTGTCCATTCTCAGCAATCCATTGAATTCGTGCTTGCTCACGCTCTAATGCGGTTGGTTCGCTTGCTTGTGCTGCAAGTGCGGTTAGCATTGTCATAGCAACTAGGCAGATTGAAAGGATAGTTGCAATTACATAAGCAGTTGTTTTAAGAAAATTGATTAACTTGTTCATAGTGTTTACCTCGTATGGTTAGGAAGTATTGGTTAAAAAAATCCCCTAGTGCCAAAGTGTGAAAGCAGCTAGGGGCTAACCAATCTAAAGGAGATTTTTTTATTATGAAAAACGCTGTTTCTAGCTAAATCCGCTCTCGTTCAATCAATTATTCAAGAAGATTGAGCTTTAATTCGCTATTTGAAAGCGGATTGAGATGGAGGCTTTTCCTGGATTTGAACCAGTGCGTCATTTTCCAAAGTTGCATTAACTAATTCTATATCTGTGTATAGGGTGTTGGTTTCCACAACCAACTCAACAAAGAGCCATTTCAAAGCACACTTCTCTCTATCATTCGCAACGGTTTCACGTGCCGTTGTGTCTCTGTACTTCAAATGTGCTTTAGAATGGCGCCCCATACAAGATTCTAACTTGTAACCTATTGCTTAGAAGGCAATTGCTCTATACCATTGAGCTAATGGGGCGTAAGTAACCAGTCCGTGGGCTTGTTTGCCATTTCCCCGACTGAACTCGTATCCTCTAAGGGATTGCTTAAAGATATAAACAGCGCTGCCATTGACCTGCCAACCACATCACTTCGGTTAAACACGCAGTACAGTTTTCTGCTCTGGGGTTACTCGACTTAAATTAGTCGATAATTTATATCCCGCACGAGACCAAGTTTTTAAAGAACATCGAGATATTTGTTTATGTGTATCTCGTTTTGATGGGTGTATTAAACCATAAGTTTATATTTATGTAAACAAGAAATTTAATAAAATAAACAGAAAATTTGTATCGATATAAACAAGTGATTGATTTTTAAATAAATCTTAGCTTGAAAATTTTTTCCGTTTGCTTATTTTTTGATCAATTTGTAAATGGATATTGGTTAATAACGCGATTTTTTCTCGATTTTTTATCGTTTTTGCGATCTGTATCGCAAAATTTAATAGCCAAAATAGACCGCACTTTTACTTAAGGTATGATTAATGAGGAAAGGAGGAATGTTATGAAAGAAAAGTTTAAGTTGTGGCTAATCTCGCTAAATTGTGACTTGATTAATGATTTAGGTATTGATGAGATTGTATCTAGAGTAGATGATAGGCTTGGGGTTGTAATTGCAAACAAAGAGGAGAGAGCAGTGCTTGAGGATTTAATTAAGTGCTTTAACTCATAAAAGAAAACCGCCTTAATGGCGGTTTTTTGCTATTCTTCAATTCGAACGAACTGGCTTTTTGTTATGCGCCCGTTTTCTTTTATTTCTTCGTAAGCTATCTTCACGAGATTGTTTGTACCAAGGGCGTTTTTTAATTCAGATAGCTCTTTATCACTCATTAACTCTAGCGATGTTCTCAGTGTAAATTCTGTATCATCGGATTCTCTAATCACGGCAATATCAATGTCTGTTTCTACGTATTGCGGTGCATAAAGCTCAATACCTTTTATAATAAACGAATCGACTTTTGGGATTTTTTCTTTCTGTCTAGATGTTCTTTTCTTGTATTCATCTAACTGGCTACGGTCGGCGGTGGATTTGTTTAATGTTGCCTGCTCAGCGTTTGGATCTTTTGCCACCTCCTTGAAGAAAATTGTTTTCCCTTGTGCCGAATGTGCGCTAATTTCTTCTGAAACTTCTGTGCTGCCTTTAAAGAGTAATAGATCTAATGCTTTTCTATTTGTTTCGGCAAGAGATGTAATTGCTGTATCCAAAGGAACGTCTTTTTCGTCTAGCCATTTATAACCTAGACCGCCAACCGCTCCAATAAAAGTAAGTAGCACGGTTAATTTTTGCCAACCATTCATACCAACCATCCCTTCTTTAATCACATCAAATATTCCGTTGGCAATTTTTGAATTATCGCTTTCGCCCTCGGATGAACCATCTCTAATTTGGAATATTATATCAATATCTTGCTTATCTTCCACCGTTAATCGCTGAAGATTTGAAGTCTGATATTTAATTAAGCAATATGATTTCTGAATTTCTGACGTCAAGCCAGACAAAGCATTAAGCAATGGAGTTGTTAGTGTTGATGAGTAAGGCTCGCCTTTTACATTAAAAAGTAGTGTCGGGTATCCTTCAAATTTAATTTCAGGAAGTTCAAAATCTTTACTACTTAGATTCAGACTTTCATCATTAACGAGTGATGATATTAAATTAATAAAATCATCATCATTTTTAATTTTAATCATTTTTAGACCTCATTACGTAATCCATTTTCTCGTTTATATGCTCGATCATTTCCAAGAGCAATTTATTCTGCTCTTCGATCCTATATAACTGCGTAATAGACAATCCCTGTCTTTCCCTTCCTGCTTTAATTCTTTTGGCTACGGCTTTCATAATGTCCTTATAAATTAACCGCCTCAATGTGAATAGTGCGGATAAATCTACCAATGAATTTAGCGTTTTCACACACGTCATCGCTTATCTGTTCAGGTGGATATATCTCATTGTCCGAAATCATACGATAGCCGCCTCCGATCATCTTTTGAATTCTCTTAATGAATAATGCACCGTCAATCGCAAAAGCATAGATTCCATCGCCACTATAAGCATTAACTTTAGTGTCTAAAAAGACAATATCACCTTTTCTAATGGTCGGCTCCATACTGTCAGTTGGTACATTCACTAGACAAATGCCGTCTGATGACTTTTTACCAACTAATTGAGCCATTCCCTCGTCTGTTAAATATAGGCTTGAAATAATTTCAGGATAGTCCGAATTCTCAAAGCCTGTTAATCCTGCTGCTGCTCTCACATCGTAATAATCAATGCGATGCTTATGTAATAAGTCACGCTCATTACTAAATAGATCTGATGTTAAGCCATCATTTTGAGTAACACTTGCTTGGCTTTCATCGCCTCCAAGTATCCATTCTATTGAATATCCATATTTTTGATAAATCGCTTTCGCTGAACTTACACTGATTTTTCCCTTTTTATACCAGTTGTTTACCGCTTGAGCGCTCACACCAGCCACTTCTCCTAACTTAGCCTTGTTAATTTTTTGCTCGGTGATGATTTGATCCAATCGCTCTCTGATGATTTCTAAGTTGCTCATACAAAGCCTCCTGATTAGTTGCTCATATAATAAACTTAAAATTTAAAAAATAAATAAAGCAAATGTTTACTTTTGTCAACCTTTGATTTATAATTGGTTTAAATTTAGATAAACAAGGGGTTTACCAATGACAAAAACTGAAACGCCAATCCAAAAGGCGATTAAGGCTGCCGGAGGTCAATCAAAATTGGCAAAGGCGGTAGGGCAGACAGCTCAATTCATTTACCGAATTAAAAACTCAAATGGGTCACTTCCAACAAGAAAAGTATCTGCTGATGAATGGGCTAAGGCGACAAACTTAAGTAAGAAAGAATTATTTCCTGAATTTCAGGATTAACAAGCAATAAAAAAGCCCCTGCTGTAACAAGGGCTAGGTATAAGTAAATCTAAATCAATACAAATACGAGGCAATTATGGCAAATCTAATCGAAATTAGCAACAACAAAATCTCAAACGAAACAGTTAAAACTGTGAACGCTAGAGAATTACATTCTTTCCTAGAGGTATCAACTAAATTTTCAGACTGGATTCAAAGAAGAATTTCTGAATACGATTTTGTTGAAGATGTTGATTTTGTAGTTTTACTCAAAAATGAGAAAAACCATTTTGGCGGTCGTCCACTTAAAGAAATCTACATTTCAATCGATATGGCAAAAGAGCTATCAATGGTTGAAAGAAATGAAAAAGGCAGACAAGCACGCCAATATTTCATCGAAATGGAAAAGGTTGCTAAAAAACAAATTCAAGAATTAAAAATTGCGTTACCAGACTTCACCAATCCAGCAGAATCAGCAAGAGCTTGGGCAGAAGAATATGAAAAACGTGAGTTAGCAGAGCAAAAACTAATTGAGGCACAGCCTAAAATCGAATTTGTTCAAAAATACGTTGAAGTCGGTACAACAAAATCACTTCGTGAAACAGCAAAAATCTTAAAAGTTCCAGAAAGAGCGATGATTGATTGCCTAGTTGGTGACGGACTTTTATTCAGACAATCTGGAAACTTACTGCCTTATCAAAAATACCACGTTAGAGGCTTATTTGATGTAAAAACTGGCACAACAGAATACGGTCACAATTACACTCAAACACGAGTTACCAGTAAAGGAATTGAATATATCGCATCTCGTTATGCTTCGGAGTTGATGTAATGTTAGATCAAGATGTAAGAGGGTTTATTTTCCCTAACTCAATCATTGATGAGTTACTCCCAGAGTTGTCACATTCAGAATTGAAATGTTACTTGTGTGTGTTGCGCAAAACTAAAGGCTGGAACAAAGAGGAAGATGCTATCTCTGTCAGTCAGTTTATGAAAGTTACAGGGTTAAGTAACAAAGCTGTAATTTCAGCTTGTGAGAGCCTTGTAGAGCGTGAAATTTTAGAGCGTAAATCAGGCGATAGAAATACTGGAATTTACTCAATCAAAACATACAAAACAACGACTAGTGAAAAAAGTTCACTAGTGAAAAATTTTCCAGCGACTAGTGAAAAAAGTTCACCAGTCACTAGTGAAAAAAGTTCACACACAATAAACAATATTAAAAACAATATACAAAATACAAATAAAAAAAATACCAAAAAAAGTGTTTTGGAATTGCTCGCTGATTTTGGAATCACTGGGCAACTTGCTGATGACTTCATGATCCATCGCAAGGCCTGTAAAGCACCAATCACAGAAACTGCATTGAAAGGCTTTCAGCGTGAGGCGGACAAAGCTGGAATACCTCTTGCCGAAGCAATCACAATATCCATCGAACGTAATTGGCGTGGATTTAAATCCGAATGGGATTGGCGAGGTGGTGGAGTCACCCATCGACAACCGCAAAAAATGACATTTACCGAAAAGAATGCGCAGCCGTGGAATCGCCCAGAAGATTGGGAAGGAGTTTTCTAATGAACCAAGTCTCAAAGTTAAACGAAAAAGCAACTCAACACGCACCAGTTACTGCGGAAAGATTGATTGACAGAGTGTTTGATCAACTTATCGCATCTTGCCCAACGCTCTTATCTGTTCAATCAGAGCAACTAAAAATCTTAAAACAACAATGGATTCTTGGGTTTGCTGAAAACGGGGTTAAAACGTTTGATCAAGTTAAGCGTGGAATGGCTGCCGCAAGAGCTAAAACAAACGGATATTTGCCAAGTGTAGGCGAGTTTATTTCTTGGTGTAACAACTACGAAAATCACGAATTAGGATTACCAACACAAGAAGAGTTAGAGGCTAGACTTCAAAAATACTTTGGTTATGCGAAAGATCCTTACAACTTCCCGTTCCGATCAAAAGCAGAGTATTACCTACTTAAAACCATTCATGACGGTTACGGGAAAAAGAAATGGGAAGATTGCCAAAAGGCTATGCCAAAAATCCTTGCTGAAGTAGCCGAAAAAGTGAAAACAGGCTTTGATTTTCCTAAAATTCCAGAGCTGATAGAGCAAAAGCCTAAAGTTATTCCGCCAGAAGTATCAAAAAACGGTGTAGCAAAGATTAAAGAGATTATGGGGATTGCGTAAATGACAGAACAAAAATTTGATAAAGACACATGGCGCACGCCTAAATATGTATTTAATTGGCTAGATACCAGATTCAAATTTGGCGTAGATGGATGTGCCAACGAGAACAACGCATTAACACCAGATTATATTGGCGAGAAAGGTGTTCATCATGACTTTTTAAGCGTTAGTGCTAAGTTTTTAATGGATAGCATTTGCTGTAATTCGGTTTATGTAAATCCGCCTTATTCAGATGTAACCCCATTTATTGTTAAAGCAAAAGAGTTAAGAGATGCTGGCTGTCTTGTAGTTATGTTACTCAATAACGACAAATCTACACAGTGGTATCAAAAACATATTAACAATGTGGCGAATGAAGTGATTGATATTACAGGTGGTCGAATTGCATTTATTCATCCAGTAACCGGCAAGGAAATCAAAGGTAACTCAAAAGGGCAAATGGTCGTAGTGTTTGATCCAGCGATGGAAGATTTTGTAATGCGGTCAGTTAGCCTTGATTTTATTAAAAAAGTCGGCGGTTACAATGGAAAGTAAAAGACAATTCTTTCTACGCTCAAACCAAGTGCGGTTGAATTGCATTGAATTCATCAAAGAACTGCCAACGGACGACAAAAAACCGTTGGTGGTAAAAATCCAGCCGATGACACGCTCACTTGAACAGAATTCAAAGCTGCACGCACTACTAAGCGACATATCAAAACAGTGCGAATTTTACGGTAAGAAACGAGACATCGACACTTGGAAAATGATTATGGTATCGGCTCATAAAATCGCAACAGGCGGACAAGCTGAAATGGTAATTGGATTAGAGGGAGAAGTAATTAATCTACGAGAAAGCACTGCTCAAATGAGTGTAAAACGATTAGCAAGCCTTATCGAATATGTTCAATCGTGGGCAGTAGAGAACGATGTAATTCTTAGTGATGGCTGGAGGCACTAGATGAGAGAAGAAATAGCCCTAGCAGCGGTTCTTTTCGTGGTTGTGTTTGTGATTATTTGTTTTATATGTGGAGCCGATGATGAATAACAAGGAATTATGGATTTTAATCGCTAGTTACACTTGCTTATGCCTAGTAGTAATCCTAATCACTGGTAAATGGTGGTAGATATGAGTAAACCTAAGGAAACTAAATGCAAAGTATGCGGTTGTTACTTTGTGAAAACAATAAGCTCAACACAGAAAGTATGCTCGCCCAAATGTGCGATTATCCTTTCGAAAGAGCAGGCAAGGAAGAAACGAGAGAAAGCGGAAAAGGCTCAATTAAAAGAGCGGAAGAAAAAACTACTAGAAAACGATAGGGGTCATTGGCTGAAAGCGCTTCAAAAAGAAGTGAATAAGTTTATCCGATTAAGAGACAAAGGCCAGCCTTGTATTGCTTGCGGTGCAGTATGGAAACCGAGTTTTCAAGCGTCACACTTTATTCCACAAGGTAGAAGTTCATATTTAAGGTTTGATGAGAGAAACATTCATTCAGGCTGCATTAGATGCAATCTCTTTGTAGGTGGTGGAAACATACACGGATATAGACCAAGACTAGTTGAGAAGATTGGCGAACAAGAAGTTCAGTGGTTAGAAGAAAATCAACATCGAATTAAGAAATGGGAAATATCCGAGCTTAAGGAATTAATCAAGGTTTATAGAGCGAAAATCAAAGAGTTAGACGGGAGCCAAGAATGAGTTATAGTGTTGAGCGAATTTTAGAAAAATGGGGTAACTGTTGGGGGCGTGACAGAATTGGGACAGAATATCCAAGCACGACAATTTCAATCCCTGTACTGCCGACAGCAAGAAAGGCTTATATCAAGTTCTTAACCGATGATGAGTGCCTTAAAATTGAAAAGCAAATAATGAACCTACACGATGACGATTTATTACAGTATCAAATTCTGATGGCTCTGTATATTCAACAGGCAAGCGAGAGAGAGATTTGTAACGCTCTTAATATTTCACCAGCCAAGATGTATCGGGAGCGTGCGCAAGGCATTAGATTTTTAAAAGGTGCTTTTGTGGCTGCTAAAATTAAGTTTATGTTTTTAGGATAGCGTATTGACATAGTAGAGGGGTGATTGTATTATCGTTGGCAAGGTCTCAAAAGCCTTTTACACAACGGATTATTCACCCCGTCAGCGTGATTTTTTTATGCGTAAAATTTGCCTTGTTTGTTTTATTGGCATTAAGACTTACAACGCATAAAAACAAAATTATTAATCAATGACCGACGGTGCGAGGAATACAATACCGAAAGGGAATAACTCCGCCAGATTGTGTACTGGTTTTGAGCCGTTGGTCGCCCAATCTTGGGTAAAATTATCAATCCCTCAAAAGGAAATACACTATGACAACTCAAACTCAACAACTCTCAACATTCAACTTTGAATCAAATTCTATCCGTACTTTAGCTATCAACAATGAGCCTTGGTTCGTTGCTGTTGATATTTGTAGAGCGCTTAATTTAAGCAGTCCATCAATGGCTATTGCCAATTTAGATGATGATGAAAAATATACCCTAAGTTTAACTGAGGGTATCGAAGGAGTAGGTAAACAAGTTCAGGAATTGAATTTAGTTTCCGAAAGCGGAATGTACACTTTGATCTTACGTTGCCGTGATGCAGTTAAAAAAGGATCTGTACCACACCGCTTTAGAAAATGGGTAACAAGTGAAGTGTTACCGCAAATACGAAAAACTGGCTCTTACAGTAAAACCACAGTAGACCAACGAACAGGATTACGAAATGCAGTAAACATGTTGGTAAGCAAGAAAGGATTAATTTATTCCGATGCCTATCATTTAATTCATCAGCGCTTTAATGTGGAATCAATCGAAGATTTGACATTAGAACAATTACCTCAAGCGGTAGAGTATGTTCATAAAATCGTGCTAGAGGGTGAATTGATTATCGAGGAAAAGAAAGAATTAAGTATGAATCTTAATTTAACTGAGAACGAACTTAAAGATTTGATTAATACATGGATGGCATTTACACGCTTTTCTGACAGTGTCGGTTTCTTGTTGCGAAAAATACAACCAATCATTCACGGCAACCTTTATAGTTCGCCTGAATTTAATTTGAGATGGTGTAATAAGGTTATCCATGACACTCAACCGATAATTAAAAGATTATTGGAACACCTACCCTCATCACAATTACTACATAACAATAGAGCGCAGATAAAACAACGCTGCGAAATGTAGAATACACACTTAAAAAAGACCGCACTTTTAAAGCATGGTGTATTTTTTTAAAAAAAAGATAAAAAACACTTGATTGCTTGCAAGTAAAATTGTAGTATATAGTATAAGTTGCGGTTTTAGCGCATAGCGAACGCAAAATAAGTTTAGAAACAACCCTGATCGGAAACGGTCGGGGTTTTTTATTGGGCGATTAACTCAGTTGGTAGAGTGGCAGCCTGTTAAGTTGTGTGTCACTGGTTCGAATCCAGTATCGTCCGCCAATCCTCAAGCTCACGCAATAAACGTGGGCTTTTTTATTGCACAAAAACAGTTCCTCACCTTGTTAGACTTTATTGCGCGAGAAATCGCACGGGGTGAGGCCATTTATCACAAGCTCACGCTAAGATGTGAGTTTTATTGCACGAAATTCAATGAGTAACCAATGCAAGACAATGGATCACCTAACAATGGCATAGACATCATAGCAACGGTTATTTCTCTCGCATTTTCAGGTTTAGGCGGTGTGGTCAAGTATATCACCGCAACACAATCGGCAGGCTCGCCTGTTAAATTATCTTCCGTAGTCTCTAGCTTTCTAGTAGGGGCTTTCAGTGGAATGGTTGTAGCGTTTTTCTTAATGTCTCAGAGTATCGACACTTTAATGATTATCTCAATCGCTGGAGCGTTTGGGTATTTTGGCGTTCCTGCTTTATGGGGATTGCTTAGAGTTTTCTTCCGTCAAATCGGTGGTTCGGTTGATGATTTAAATCCTAACTACTCAATGAAAGACATTGAAAGGGAAACAAGTAAAAAACGCTCACTTCGTTACGATGAAGATGCACCACTCAATGACAATGATGAAGATATTTTAATCAATGGCACAGAAGAGCAAGACGATGATGTAAAGCCAAGGAGTAAGCGAAATGGGTAGAGAAAGAGCCGCAAGATTAGGAATTGCACTCGATAGGGTATTCGCCTGTTTCTTATTCGCAGGCTGTATCGGGTTATCAATTCAAATCTTCACACAGAATAAGAGTTTGGAGCTGTTACAGGATAAGTACGACCAGACAGTACAGTTAGCAGATGAGCGAACAAAACGGATTGATGCTCTTCGGGATATGGTAAGCGACAGAAATGACAGAATTGAATTCTTGCTTAGAGAACAAGCAAAGGAGCGTAAGCGAAATGAAGATAAGCTGGATGGGATTAGTAAGATTGTTCTTTCAAGTAAATGTGTTCGTAGCGATGGTGTTAGTCGTGCTGTTATCGACAGGCTGCTTAAATCCGAGTAAGCCGGTTGAGAAGATTAAGATTATCCGAGTAACCATTCCAGAAAATCTTTTAATCACTTGTCCTAAGCCAACATTAAATGGTGAAAAATCTTCTGATGTTGCTGTTTACGCTGTAAAGGTAACAGACCAATTAAAAATCTGTAACAGTCGAATCACACAAATCAAAAACCTAGTGAATGACTATGAACACGAAATCGAGCAGGACGCTCACAGTGAATATCAATCGTTAGGCTTTGAAAGAGATAAGGACGACCGTCATAGCGGTAAAGGTCGAAATGATGGAAAGAGTAAAGGTCGATAGAAATGCTAATTTCAGAAGAAACTTTTAACAGAGTGTTCCCGAGAGCAATCAATGGCATGTATCAAGCGATTGATAAACACATTGAGTTGGCAGGCTGTTTTAATAAGCAACAGCAAGCGATGTTTCTTGCTCAATGCGGACATGAAACAGGTGGATTCACCACATTAAGCGAAAACCTAAATTATTCAGCCGATGGGCTAATGAAAGTTTTCCGTAAGTATTTCCCTAATCCTAATATCGCTCGTCAGTATGAGCGTAAAGCAGAAAAGATTGCAAGCCGAGTATATGCCAATCGAATGGGTAACGGGCCAGAAGAAACAATGGACGGCTGGAATTATCGGGGCCGTGGTTTAATTCAAATCACCGGCAAAACTAACTACATTAAATTCGCTCAATGGCTAGGCGATACAATTAATCCTAAAGAAGTCTCAAGCAACTTAGATTTAGCTGTGATGACCGCTGTGTGGTATTGGATATTCAATGATTTAGCTATGATTGATTCTGTTCAAAAAGTAACGCTAAGAATTAACGGTGGAACTAATGGAATTGATGGTCGTTGCCGATTATTCCGTGAACTAATGATTTCTTGATGGTGGCTAGAATGGTTAATAAGCTGATACTGATTTTTCTAGCGGTAACAGTTAGCCTGTGCGGTTGGATTTGGTTTCAACACGGAACAATAAATGACTTAAAAGCCGAAAACCAAACACAGGCTAACCTTATCGCAGAACAAGAAAAGGTTAATCAATCGCTAAAAGATACGATTGAAGTAGAACGCCAAGCGGTAGAACAACAGAGAGTAATCCATGATGAAATCAAACAAGCAGCACAAGACAAAATCCAAGTGGTTAGAAAGATTATTAAATCACAGCCTTGTTATAACACTCGCATCTATGACGATGCTATTGAGCGGCTGCACTAATAAGGTTACTACAAAGACGGAATACATTTATCCGCCACAAGCTTTCTTGGTGCCTTGTGTAAAAACTCCATTTATGGGTAACACATACGGTGAGGCGGTAGAACATCTAATCACTGTGATAGCTGAGCGAGATATGTGTGCTAGTCAAATCACAAACATCAACAAGTGGATTGAATCTACAAAGGATAAGAAATGAAAATCGGTAATATTGTAAAACTCCGCAATGGAACATTATGCGATGTAGTTTATGAAACACAATTCGGCAAATGGTTGTTAGTTGAAAAGACAGAGACAGAAGAGCCGCCATTTAGTCACTGGCATAACGCCAACTGTACATTCTATGCTGACGATGAAAGTCAGTTAGATGTAGTAGAAGTGATTAACCTAAACTAAAAATATAAAGGATTTCCCTATGTCAGACGTGAAAGAGAAATCCACGTCTAAAGGCGTGGTGAAATTAACTGATAAGCAAAAGCGGTTTATTGAAGAATACTTAATAGACCTTAATGCAACACAAGCAGCAATTAGATCTGGTTATAGTAAAGCTAACGCAGACAAGATTGGTTCTGAGCTACTGGGTAAAACTAGAGTTAAAGAGGCCCTGCAAGAAGCACAAGCAGAACGCTCAAGTAGGGTGCAGATAACTCAAGATGATGTTATTCGTATGTTGATTGAAAACATTGAAAAATCATCTGGCACTAAGCAGGTAGTTATCACTCAAACAAGAAAATCAGAAGATGGTGAGTTTGTTGGTGATGATATTGCTCAATTTGTCTATGAGCCGTCTAGTGTAAACAAAGCACTTGAGCTTTTAGGCAAGCACTTGGGAATGTTTAAAGATAAAGTTGAGCTGACTGGTGAGCTTAATGTGGAACAAAAAACAGAATTGAATTTATCTGGGTTAAGTATAAATGAACTTGAGCAGCTTGAAAAATTACTCGAAAAAGGAAATTCTGAACAAGATCCAAATTGAGAAAGCTAGGAAGTCGCTAATCCATTTTACAACAAGAACAAAACAAGATTTTGTTACTGGTTGGTTTAATATTCTCATTGCCAAAGAATTACAGCAATTCTATCAAGATGTAGTGGATGGGAAACAGCCTAGGTTGATGATATTCGCACCGCCAAGAAGCGGTAAAAGCGAATTATTTAGCCGAAGATTTCCAGCATGGGCGTTCGGGCAAAATCCAAATCTTCAAATAATCGCTTGTTCATACTCCGCAGACCTTGCTAGCAGGATGAACAGAGATGTCCAAAAAATTATGAGTGATGACGAGTATTTTGAGATTTTCAAAGAGTCATCCCTAAGTAAAAAGAGAACATCTACGTTGTCAAGCCAGCCTTTGATGAATAGCGAAATATTTGAAATAGCTGGGCATCATGGCGCTTATCGCTCTGCTGGTGTTGGCGGAGGTATAACGGGCATGGGGGCTGATATTGCCATAATTGACGACCCAGTAAAAGATGCAAAAGAGGCTAATTCAAAGACCGTTAGGGATAGCATTTGGGATTGGTACACAACAACGCTTTACACTCGACTATCGCCAAGCAGCGGAATCCTATTAGGCATGACAAGATGGCATGAAGATGACTTAGCTGGCAGACTAATCGAAAGAGCAAAATCTGATGGCGATAACTGGCGAATTGTGAAATTTCCAGCTATTGCAGAAGAGGACGAGGAGTTTCGTAGAGAGGGTGAACCATTGCACCCAGAACGTTACGATTTAGATCGCCTACACAATATAAAAAAGGCGGTTGGTTCTCAAGCGTGGAATGCTTTATATCAACAAAGACCATCAAATAAAGGTGGCGGAATAATTAAAGGTTCTTGGTTTGGTAGATATAAAGTTCCGCCAATCATTAAGCTTAAAGCAATCTACGCAGATACAGCTCAAAAAACAAAACAGCACAATGACTATTCTGTATTCATCGTTGCAGGTAAAGGAGTTGATGGTAAGGTTTATATATTAGACCTTGTTAGAGGTAAATGGGAAGCTCCAGAACTTGAACAGGCCTTAAAAGACATTTGGGCGAAGCATAAAGCCAAGCGTGACACTGGCGTTCTAACAAAAGCAAACATTGAAGATAAAGCAAGTGGAACAGGGCTAATCCAAACAATTAAACGCAATAGTCAAATTCCAATTCATCCTATTCAAGTTGATGCTGATAAATACACCAGAGTCTTAAGCGTTCAAGGGTACATCGAAAGTGGATACGTGATGATCCCAGATAACGCACCTTGGGTTTCTGACTTTATTGGCGAGTGTGAGGCATTCACCGCAACAGATAGCCACGCACATGACGACCAAGTTGATGCTTTGGTTATGGCAATCACAGACATCCTTGGTAAACCAAAATCATTATTGGATTTATAGATATGAAATTTTTTGACGGAATAGCATCTCTGGCGTTAAAGCTTGGATTAAAGCAAGAGCAGACGAAATACACTGCTAATTCAATGCTTACTGAAAAGCGAGATGAATTAGAAGCGCTATGGCGTGAAAATTGGATCGCCAATAAAATCTGTATTAAACGCCCAGAAGATATGACGAGAGCGTGGCGTGATGTATTCTCTAACGACCTCGATTCGGAACAATTAGATGCTTTCACTAAATACGAACGAAGAATTAAGCTTCGTGAAACGCTAACTAAGGCGTTGCAGTGGTCAAGTCTTTATGGTTCGGTTGGTTTATTAATTGTTACCGATGCAACAAACTTAAATACGCCATTAAGACCGACTGAAAAGCTAAAACGATTAATCATATTACCTAAGTGGAAAATCGGCACAACAGGCGATAGAGAGGCGAACATCACCGATTCCAATTTCGGTAAATACAAAGCCTATTCAATCAGTGGCGATGATAAACATCTAATCGTTCATCATTCAAGATTGCTGATTATGAACGCTAATGATGCTCCATTATCCGACAATGGTATTTGGGGTGTCTCTGACTTAGAGAAGATTATTGATGCACTAAAACGCTTTGATATTGCCTCTGCTAACGTTGGCGACCTTATTTTTGAAAGCAAGATTGATATTTTCAAGATTGAGGGATTAACCGACAAGATTGCAAGTGGCTTTGAAAATGAAGTAGCAAATATTATCGGTGCAGTACAAGCGATTAAATCATCAACTAATAGCTTATTGCTGGACAAGGAAAACGAATACGACCGCAAAGAACTCTCGTTTGGTGGATTAAAAGACCTTATCACCGAGTTTCGTAATGCGGTAGCTGGTGCGGCAGATATGCCAGTCACTATCTTGTTTGGTCAGTCTGTTTCTGGTTTGGCTAGTGGCGATGAAGATATTCAAAACTACCATGAGTCAATCCATAGATTGCAAGAGGCGAGATTAAGACCCGCTCTAGAGGTAATCGATACTCTAATTTGTAATGAGTTATTTGGTGGCGTTCCTGACGATTGGTGGTTTGAATTTTTGCCTTTAACTGTGGTTAAGCAAGAGCAACAAATCAATATGCTGAACACATTCGCAACTGCAACCAATACGCTAATTCAAAACGGTATCGTAACAGAACAGCAAGTGGCGAATGAACTACGAGAAAGTGGACTGTTTGCCAATATCTCGGCTGATGACATTGAGGACATGAATAATGCTGATGAACTTGCCAGAGATTTTGAAGAACCAAAAGACGAAAGCGAAGAAGTTCAAAACGCTGAAAGTGAGCAAGAGAACGGAGCTTTGGTATAGAACCGAACTCAAGCGACAAGTCAAAGAAATGACTGATACTGTTGAAAGAGCCTTAGAAAAACCTAATGGCTCTTTTTTTATGGATGATTTTAGTGGATTTCTTGCGGTTGGTGTTAAAGCTCTGCTTAAAGTATTGGAACGCTTTGAGAACAAAGACCATTCGGCAGATGATGAAAAAATCGCACAGGGCTTTGTTAATCGAGGAAATATCCAAAACCAACAAGAAGTATCAAAGAACTTAAAAAATCAGACTGGGATTGATTTGAGTGCATATTTAGGCAACAGCCCACGCATAGCTGAGAAAGTTAATGCGATGACAACTGCTAATGTCCAATTAATCAAGTCCATTCGTTCTCAATACCTCGATAAAGTACAAAATGCAGTCACGCAAGCGATGGTGAATGGAATGTTGAATAAAGACTTAGCTCAACAGATTAAAGACATCGGTAAAACGACCGAAAAAAGAGCGATATTTATTGCTCGTGACCAATCTTCAAAGCTTAATGCTGCATTAACGCAAGCAAGGCACGAAGATGTAGGAATTACAAAATACACTTGGAGTACATCAGGTGATGAGCGAGTGCGTGAAAGCCACGCAGAAAAAGACGGTCAAGTCTTTGAATACGCTAATCCGCCAGCAGATACAGGGCATCCAGGGCATGATTTTAATTGTCGATGTGTGGCGATTCCTTATCTTGGCGATGTGCTTAAAGCTTCAAGTAACGCGCAAGAAGCGCCATCAGAACCAATTAAAGAGGATTTGTCGCTTTCGGTTGATAAGCTTGTTGAAAAATCGCAGAAAATAGAACCGACAATTACGGCAGATATTAACAATATCGCAACAAAAGCAGGTGGTAAACTTGTTGGTTTAGAAAATCGTCTAAAAAGTCCGTATTCAATAAAGAGAAAAATTGAAGATGAGGTTGCAGATGGGTTTTCCAAGTCGCTGTCACTGAATAAAATTCGTGATGCCATTAGGTACACAACAGTTTTCAAAGAAAATGATTTTGTTACTCGCTATAAGGCTATGCAGTACTTGTTGGCGATCGAGGGGTATAAAACTATCGTAGTCAAAAACACTTGGAAGAACGATAGTGCATATAAAGGCGTTAATACATTTATCCAAAATGAAGATGGTGATGTTTTTGAAATGCAATACCATACGCAGCAAAGTTTTGATGTGAAAAATGGGTTATTGCATAAGCTATATGAAAAATTCAGAGATCCAAAAACACCAATTCATGAAAAAGAGAAGTTATTACTTGAAATGCGTAAACTAAGTAGTAAAATCAAAGTACCGGAAGGTGTTGAGCTTATTGAGGATAAAAAATGAGTTTTCAATATTACTTAGCAAATGTAGGCGAAAACCAGAAAAAACTAATCAGAGGAAATCCTTCTGATTTATTGTCGTTTTCGGTGTTCAATCCAAAAAAATTAGAGTGGGATGTCTCGCGCGGTATTTCATGGGCTGAACGCCTACTTGAAAGTGGTTTCAGTGATTTCAGTGTTATCTCTGAAAGTGATGCAATCAGATTTATGAGAAGCTAATAATGACTTTATCAACAAGAGCAGAATTATTTGCAAGGTCAATACACGCTAATCAAGTTGATAAAGCAGGTAAGCCGTATATTAGACACTTGCAGGCAGTGGTTGATAATCTTGTTGAGCCAACTGAAGATATGGTGGTGGTAGCATGGTTGCATGATAGCGTGGAAGATACAGAAACCACTTTTGATGATTTAACTTATTACTTTGGAAGTTCAGTAGCGCAAGCGGTAGATGCGATAACTAAACGCAAGGGCGAGCTGTATGCCGACTATCTAAACAGGGTAAAAGATAATCCTATCGCACGGTTAGTTAAGATTGCTGATTTATCTCATAATATGGATTTATCGAGATTACCAGTAGTCACGGAAAAAGATTTAGAGAGAAAAGCCAAGTATATTAAAGCAAAAGAATTTTTAGAAAATTAGAAAACAAATTAATTAAGCAACCCGATCAGAAATGGTCGGGTTTTTTATTGGGGTAAATAAATGAAGTTTACAGACAACACAGCACAATCAAAAACACAGCGGATAATTACCAAAGACGGCTTTTTAGTCGTTCCTGCGATAATTTCAAAAGTTGGTGTTTTTGATTATCTAGCCTCTGAATTAGGTTTAAAAGAGGATGGAATTAAAAAGGTCGCACGAACAGAAAAATCACTATTTTCTGATGAAACCATTGAGAGCTTTGAGAACGCAACGCTCACAATTGGACACCCAGAGCAAGGCGTAAACGCTAAGAACTGGAAAGAGTTATCCGTTGGCGTTGTGCGTAATGTTAAGCGAGTAGGCGATGAACTAACTGCTGAGGCTTGGATTTATGATGAACAAGCTATCAAAACCGTACAAGAACACGGTGTAGAACAGCTATCTTGCGGTTATGACTGCAATATTATCCAGTCAAGCGTTAAAGATGCAGATTTTGAGATGTCTCCGATGATCGGAAACCACGTGGCGATTGTGGCAAAGGGTCGCTGCGGTGGAACTGTAAAACTTGCCGATGAGGAAAAGACCGTTATGGGAAAAACCGCTAAATTCCTCGATGCGTTTTTAGGTGCATTCGGCATCAAATTGTCCGATGAACAGAAAAAACAAATCGAAGAAGATGAAGAAACTGGCAAAGAGGGTGAGAAAGCTCAAAAAGCTGAAAAACCAACTGAGCCAAAAGAAAAACAATCTGAACCCGAAGATAAAAAGGAAGAAGAAGTGAATAAAGAAGAGTTTGAAAAACAACTTAAAGCCAAAGATGCAGAAATTCAAGCATTGAAAGATGCACAGGCAAAACGTGATGCAGAATTAGCACAAGCAGCAATGTTAGCTGATGCACAATCTGTATTTAAAGATGTGAAATTCGCAGATAAAGCAAGCGTTCGTGAAATCCAAGAGAGCGTTATTGTTGCTCAAGGTATTTTTGATAAAGATGCGGCCGCTAAATTATCTGATGCTGAAATCTCGGGAGCGTATCAAGTAGCTAAAGCAGTTACTGCTAAATTAGCTGATGAACTCAAATCTCTAGGCAATATCTTATTAGGTGATGCGAAAGCTGAAACAGCACCTAAATTAGACTTCAACAAAATTTACAATCAATAGGGGTAATAAATAATGGGTTACGCTTACGAACAAGCTCCAGCAAAAGCTGGTGAATTAGGCAAAGGCAACTTTGCGAGTGCAAAAACAAGTGCGGAAAAAGTGACTGGTAAAGTAAAAGCTGGTGATTTTGTAGCATTAAATCCAGAGGGTGGTGTAAAAGCGTTAGCAGCTAAAACTGATGTATTAGCTGGCGTAGTATTTGCAAGCACTATCCGTGACGAATGGAACGATGGCGAACTTTGCGATGTGATGCATATTGCAGCAGGCGATGCGGTATGGGTAAACGTTGCAACTGGTAAAACTGTTACACGTGGTAAAAAAGTCTATGTATTAGCCACAGGTGGTGACGGTAAAACTGGTGCAATTCAAGGTGAGACCGATGCAAACGGAATCGAAACTCCATACACCGTAATTGATGTTAAAGGTCAATTAGCGTTAATTTCTAAATTATAAGGGGCTAAATAGATGTCTTTATTAACTTATGTACAAAACGGTTTAACTGCGGTAAGCAAAGAAATCGCAGAAACTAAATACCCAGAAATCGTATTCCCACAATTCGTTTTCGTTGACCAACAAACAGCGGTCGGCATCACTGAAAAACTTCACTACGGTGCAGATGAACACGGTTCTTTAGATGATGGCTTAATTACTGCCGGAACAAGCACTTTAGACCAAGTGGAAGTTGGCTTTACGCCTAAACGCTCTTATATCGTGCCATGGGCTAAATCTGTTACATGGACTAAACCAGAGCTTGAACAAGGTCAATTATTAGGTTTAAAACTCGATACAGCGAAAATTATGGCGCTAAACAAAAACGCTCAACAAACTTTACAAAAAGTAGCATTCTTGGGTCACGCTAAAGATGGTCGTTTGACTGGTTTATTAAACTCTAAAGATGTATCAGTTCACACCTTAAAAGGTGCGGCAACAGGTACGAAAGTTCAAGCAATGGACTTCGACAAAGCGGTAGCATTCTTCAAAGAAATGTTCTTAGCTGGCTTAGAAAAAACTAAACGCATTGAAGCACCAAATACATTCGCTATTGATGCGATGGATTTAGCTCACCTTGCTTTAACTCAACGTGCGAACACTGATACAACTGCGTTAGAGTTCTTAACTAAGAGCTTATCTGCTGCGGCTGGTCGTGAAGTGGCTATTAAAGCGTTACCATCTAACTTCGGTTCACGAGTAACTGATGGTAAAACACGTGCGATTGTTTATGTAAACAGCAAAGAACACGTAATCTTTGATGTACCGATGACTCCAACTGTGTTAGAAGCAAAAGAAAAAGGTTTATTAGCTTACGAATCAGGCTTACGCATGGCATTCGGTGGCGTTACCTTTATCGAGCCTGAATCTGCTCTTTATGTAGATTACTAGGAGGAATAAATGCCAACAATAGAAGATTTTCGTGAACGTTATCCAGAATTTAAAGAGGTCGATGGTTTCCGCATTGACCTTTTTTTATCGGATGCACAGCAAGAAATCAGCCAAGCACGATGGGGGCGACTTTTCGAGCGTGGAGTGTTGGCATTAGCTGCTCATTTGCTCCGTCTTTCTCTTTGGGCGACAGAGGGTAACGGTGGAGCAAATCGCAATGTAGCGAGCGAGTCGGCAGGGGAGCTTTCTGTTGGCTATGCTGCACCGACAATCACAGGTACAGATGCAGATTATCAATTAACTGCATACGGGCAAGAATACTTACGTTTGCGTAAACTCGTTGGGATAGGTGTGATGGTGGCTTAATGACTGTTCAAGTTACAGGTAATCTTGCGAAATTCAAACAGCTTATCGAGCAACTAAAAGCAGGTGGCGAAAAGGCTGTGTATGTTGGTTTTCCTGCTGAGTTTAACGAAAATGTAGAGGGTTCTGATAACTTTAATCTAGCCTCTTTAGCAGCGGTGTTGGAGTTCGGGAATGAACGGATTCCATCTCGCCCATTTCTTCGTCAAACACTAGCGGAAAATCAAGAGAAGTACACAGCGTTATTTGTAAAACTGTTTGAAAGCGGTGTTTCAATAGACCAAATCTATAAACAAATCGCTTTAATTGCTCAAGGTGATGTCCAGCAGAATATTGTTAATGGCAAATGGACTGCAAACGCACCAAGCACAATTAAACGCAAGAAATCAAGCAAGCCGCTTATTGACACAGGTAAACTGCGGCAATCTGTAAGGGGTATCGTCAAATGAGCTTAATTAATCAATTCCCTCGCTTTTTGAATAGCAAATTTAGCCAAAAGGTAGTTGTAAAACACCTACAAGGCGAACATTCAGCTATTGATTATAAGGCGAAGTACATTGAAGAAAAGGTCACTGCAATAGTGATGCCAACATCGCCTAACGATGTTCAATTCTTGCCAGAGGGTGAGCGGTTTCTGCCAAGCATTAAAATCTATACAGTTAAACCTTTAAAGATAGGTGATTTAGTAGATTATCTTGGTGAAACTTACAAAATCAAAACAGCGGGTAATTGGAAAGACTATGGATACTACAACAATATCGGCATTCGACATAGCCAAACTGCGAAAGTGGATTCAAGAGGCTTTGAAGTTACCTAAAGAGGCTGTAATCGGTGGCTGGTTGCCAGAAAATCCCCTGCCTGCGTTCATTACGATGGATGTATTAAACGCCAACGAAATCGGGCAGGCAACACGAGAATTTGATGGCAAACGAGAGCGCATTAGACAGTCAATGCAAAGCACGGTCAGCGTTTCTTGTTTCGGTCGCAATTCACTCGCTCAAAGCTACAAATTAAAAGCTATTTTCCAAAGTTCAGCGTTTCTTTCCTTTCTTAAATCAAACCATTGGGGTGTTATCCGTTTTTCCGATGTTCGCAATCTAACCGCTACGGTTGGTGCAGACTATGAAGAGCGTGGACAATTTGATGTTGTATTCAGTCATCATCACATTGTAGATACTCCGTTAGATCCGATTGAGAGAGTTGAGCAACGGACGAATAACAAATCACAAGATATAGGAGCATAAGCCAAATGGCATTATCAATCTCTAATATTGTAAACGTGCAATTAAACACAGTTCCGAAGTCTGCTGCTCGCAAATCTTTCGGTACAGTTGCACTTTTCACACCAGAGGCAGGTCAAGCATTTAATGATGCGACTACACGTTATGTGTATGTTGAAAGTCAAAAAGATGTTGAAGCTCTCTTTGGTACAAACTCAGAAACAGCAAAAGCGGCTCAACCGTTCTTTGCTCAAAGTCCACGTGCTAAACAGTTAATCATTGCACGTTGGCAGAAAGAACAAGCAACCATTGAAGCAACTAAAAACGCCTTACGTGGTGCAACATTATCAGATGATTTAGAGACTTTTAAATCAGTTACTAATGGTCGATTCTCTATTACAGTTGGCTCAAATGTTAAGGTTGTAGATGGTTTAGATTTCTCTCGCTCTGCTGACTTTAATGCGGTTGCGACCAAAATCAAAGAAAAATTAACTACATTACAAGTAGCAGCTGACGTTACTTATGACGAAACAGGTAATCGCTTTATCATCTCAGCTAGTGAAGCAGGCGAAAACGCTGAAACATTAATCTATTACGCTACAAAAAATGATGGATATGGTGATTATATTGGCGGATTATTAAAACTCGAAGATGGTCAAGCGACACGAGTTATCGGTAAAAACCAAACTCAATTGAAAGCCGAGAAAGTAGAAGAGGCATTATTCAATGTTTCAGAAGTAGAAAATGGCTGGTACGGTTTCACTTTCGCAGCACAATTAACTGATTCTCAAATCGAGGCGGCTGCTAAATACGCTCAAGCTAATGATAAGATGTTTGGTACGACAGTAATTAAACCAGAACACCTTGAATGGTCATCATCTAACGTTTACAAAAAACTATATGATGCAAATTTAGACCATGTTTTAGCTATCTTCGATAAAAACGATTTATATGTAGCTCAATCTACTTTGGCTCGTTTGTTATCTGTAAACTTTGCAGCTAACAACTCAACGCTTACACTTAAGTTTAAACAACAACCGACAATCACAGCAGATGAAATCACTGCGACAGAATTCGCAAAAGCAAAACGCTTAGGTATTAACGTTTACACTTACTTTGACGATGCAGCAATGATTGCAGAGGGTACTGTAATTGGTGGTAAATTTGCCGATGAAATCGTTATCCTTGACTGGTTCAAAGATGCGGTACAGAAAGAAGTATTTGCTCGTTTATACAAATCTCCGACAAAAATCCCTTTAACCGACAAAGGTCAAGCAATTCTAATCTCTGCGGTTGAGAAAGTTTGTTTAGAGGGTATCAATAATGGTGCGTTCGCTGCTGGTAAATGGACTGGTGATAGCTTCGGTAATTTAAAAACAGATGACTACCTAGAGAAAGGTTACTACATTTGGGCCGCTCCAATGGATACGCTTTCAGATAGCGATCGTGAGCAACGTAGAGCGACACCAATTCAGGTAGCTGTTAAGTTAGCTGGAGCAATCCATTCAAGCGATGTGATTGTGAACTACAACCGATAATTAATAGGGCTGGATAATCCAGCCTTTTCTTTTTAAGAGGAAATATAAATGGCAGTTTTCGATCCAAAACAAGTAGTGGTACTTCTTGACGGTAAAGAAATCTCTGATTGGGCTGACGGTTCAGATGTAATCAGTGCAGCAAATCAAGTTGATGCTGGTCAGTTGGTTATCGGTGCGAACGGTACAGGCGTATTCATCGCTAATCCAGATAATTCAGGCAAACTAACGCTTAAAATTAAACAACATTCGGCTGACAACGCTTACTTATCTAAGCTGTTCAATCAGCAAAAATCAAGCATTAAAACATTCTTACCTATCACTTTATCCATTCGTGACTTAATTAACGATGATGTGGTGACAGCAAGCAAAGGATATTTTACTACTCCAGCACAATACGTTCGTGGTAACGGTCACAATGCCGAAACATGGACGATTGTTTTTGAACAAATGACAATGAACTTAGAAAAAGGCGTTGAATAATGGAACAGGTTAAGCAATTCACTATCGAAGATGTAACTTACACAATGACACCAGCTAACGCAATGGCTGCGTGGACTGCGTTAAAAAATGCGATGAAGTTACTTCAATCAGTTGATTTATCTGCTCTAGGCGATAGTAAAAAGCTAGGTGCAGGCATTTTAACGACTGTATTGGCTAATTTAGGCGAGCCAAGCGTGAAAGAGTTAGAAAATATCGTATTAACTCACACGGCTTGCGAACAAGACGGTCAAAAATACCGTTTATCAGAACGCTTTGACAGTCATTTTAATAAGCATCGTGGGCATCTAATCACTGTATTAAAAGAGGGATTAACCTATCAATTCGCCGATTTTTTTATCGGTGGGGGTGGATTGCTAGCCAATATTCAGGGCAAACTCAAGGCGTAGAAAGCCAATCAGAAAATAGAGTTGATTGGTTCATTTTTACGCCAATAGTTAAAAAGTTCTGTACATTGCACGAATTAAGATCTGTTTATTCAATAGCAGATCTTCTTTCTTTCCATGAGGTAATAGTGGAATTAAATCAAATGGAGCAAAGCAAAGATGCTATTAGATGAGTTGCTGATAAAAGTCGGGCTTGAGACCGATAGCCAAGCGATGCAAGAGTTTGAGCAATTCCTTGATACGGTTGGAAGTGGTACTGAAAGTGCGGTTGAGGGGCTTGGTGAGCTATCTAAATCCATTGAAAGCACGGTTAATACTGATGCGGTGAAAGATGGTGCTGATGCGGTTGATAACCTAAAAGGCAATATTGATAATCTTTGGGCCACAAAGTTCGGTGCCGATGGTCTGGCTAAAAAATTTGAGTCACTTGGTATCGTCATCAACAAAACTACAATTGCGGTAGTGGCACTTGGTGCAGCGTTCTATGGCGCAACGGTAGGCGTTAAAAACTTCGTAGATGGAAATCTTGATGCGTTAGATGAGATTAAGCAGCTATCTAATGTAACAGGTGAGGCGGCAGATAAAATCTATCTGTTAGGCAAAGTCGCAGAAGTAAACGGTTCATCTGCTCAAGCGGCTCAATCATCAATCGAGGGATTATCTCGAACAATCGGTGAGGCAGCAGCTGGAATTGGTCGGGGTGCTAAGACTTTTGAGCAGTACGGATTAAGTGCTAAGAAAGCAAATGGCGAAATAAAATCATCTAGCGAGCTATTCGGTGAAATATCCGAAAAAATGCAAAAGATGAGCGACCAAGAGCAAATAGCAATGCTTGCTAAGTTAGGCATTGATGGCTCAATGATTCAAACGCTCCGATTAGGTAACGATGAATTAGCTGAACAGATTGCTCTAGCAGAAGCCTTAACGCTTGGTGTTGGTAACGCAGAAAACGCAGAGAAAGCGGCTGCATTTAAAGATGCTTTAACGCAAGTTTCTCAAGTGTTTATTGCTATCGGTGAATATGTTTCTTTGCGTATATCACCGTCAATACAGCGATTAGCTGAACGCTTTACAAAATGGTTCACTGAGAATAACAACTTTATCAAAGCTATTTTAAATGGACTTGGTCGAGTGTTCTCGTTCTTGTTTGAATTAGCAGGTGCGATAGATAACATCATTGAAAGCACGGTAGGCTGGAAAGCGGTAATTATTGCTCTGGGTGGCTTGTTGCTATGGTTTAGCCGCAGAATGTTACTAGCCTTTGCGACAAATCCGATTACCTTAGCGATTGCGGCAATAGCTGGGCTAATCCTAATCATTGATGACTTTATCACTTGGTTACAAGGTGGTGATGCTCAATTTGCCGACTTCTATCAGTCATGTGCTGACGGGTTGCAGTGGATTGAAGATAAATGGGGCGAGCTTTCAGACTGGATTAAAGCAAAATGGGGCGAGGCTATCGCTTGGGTAACAAGTAAATGGAATGCCTTTACTGCAACGTTCAGCATAGACAACCTTAAAAAAGTATTTGAAAGCGTTAAACAAACCATTATTGAGAAGTTTAAGGCTGCGTTTGGTTGGGCTATCGACCTATGGAATAGTATCGTAGCTAAGATTGGCGGTGAGCCGATTAATATCCAAGCCAATGTATCTACTCAAGGTGTGCGACAAGCTGGATTAGGCGTGGCAGATTTAGCCTTAAATGCAGGCGTCTACGCAAAAGCTTCTGAGGTTTCTGCTAGTGGTGTTGGCGGTACTTCTAACTCTGATAACAGTGTTAAGAATAGCAACAATAAGATCACTATCACACAGCATATTCAAGGCGTAGATAATCCTAAGGCTGTGGCCGACCAATCAGCACGAGCAATCAATAACCAACTTTCACCGGTTATAGGATAGTAAAGCATGTTTAATTTTGCTCAAGTATCAAGCAGAAGTATAGGCACGATAACGTTTGATGTGGTTACAACGGAAGATCACCAATCAGACCTTTCAATCACAGAAAATCCAATCGAGTCTGGAGCAGCAATAGCCGACCACGCTGTAGTTCAACCAAAGCAAGTTACGATTAACGGAATTATGGTTGACCATGACCACGGGACGTTCGGCATCAACTCACCTTACATTGGGAACATTCGTGGTGTTGTTGATTTTCTCAATAACTTCCCATTCCCTGTTCCTGTGATAACTCAAACATCTCAAACAATCGCAAGATCTGGGCGAGTTATTAGTCAGGCGGCTGGAGTTTACAGTCAAGTAAAAGGCGTAGTAAATCAGGTGCGAGCAATTGCACCTTTTTTGCCAGATTTCGGACTTGGCGGCTTGTTAGATAGCGGAGTGGGCGACAGCCGAGTGCAGAAATGCTATGCGGATTTAATCGCTTGCCAAAAATCAGGCGAAACAATCGAGATACAAACAGGAATTCATCTATACAAAGATATGATGATTCAGTCCATCTCGGTCAATCAATCGCAAGACGGAAGTGCAACCTTTACGATAACCGCAAGAGAAATCTTTATCGTAAGCACTCAAACCACTCAAAGCTCGCAATCTAGCGGAAGTTCAAATGGTAAAGGTGGAAATAAAACCTCTACCATTGGCAAAACAAAAAGCGGTCGTGCTGCGGTTCAATCCGCATCGAAAACACAGCAAGGCACAACAAGACCAGCTAATGCTGAACCGAGAAAAACGTCTGCTTTGAAAAATATCCTCTCATAGGTGGCATAGATGCAAAGAATACCAGTTACACAGTCGCCATACCAAGAGCAGACATTTGAATTTAACGGTCGGAAAATCCGCTTAACGCTGAGATTTAATAGCGTAGGCAATTTTTGGGTGATGGATGTTTACGAGCCTGTCACTCAGCGACAAATTTGCCAAGGTCAGGCGCTAGCTTGCGGAGCTCCTATTCTGTTACGTTCTGTTCAGCCTTACTTCTTCTATATGGAAGATGAGAGCAGTGCAGATTTGGATGTGATGACGGCAGACGACTTAGGCACTAGATGCTTTCTGTATATCGGGGCTAAATAATGAAACAGTTCGGCAGACAATGGAAATTAGATATTAGCAACGAACAAGAAACGCTAAGCATCACACAATTAAGGGTTGCGTTTGAGATTGATAAAACAATCAACGAAAAGCCAAACCCTGCGAAAATCCAAGTTTGGAACTTAAACCGAGATCATATCAACCAATTATTAAGCCAAGATTACAAGAAAGCAGCCTTGTCAGTAGGTTATAACGAACTAAGACAGATTTATTCAGGCGACATTACAAAAGTTAGAATTCAGCGAGACGGGTTAGACTTTGTTTTAACACTTGAATGCTCTGACGGACATGTAGCCTATACACAATCAAGAGCTAAGACAACACTTAAAGCTGGAGCAACAGATAAGCAAATAGTCGAAGAAATACAAAAGACAATGCCTAAAGTGCAAGCTGGAGCGATGGATATTCCTAATCAGCGTAAATTGCCACGGGGAAAAGTATTAAACGGAAATAGCCGAGATATTTTAACCAAAGTAGCAAGAAATAATGGTGCGGATTGGTCAATTCAGGACGGTTCATTAATATTTCTACCGAAAGACAAGGTGTTAAACGATGAAGCTGTTTTAATCTCGCAAGATACTGGAATGATTAACGCACCAGAACAAACCGATGACGGATTAGAAATAACCTGTCTATTAAATCCAGCTTTACAGATTGGTGGATTGGTAAAAGTCGAATCAATCATCGAGTACTTTAACGGTGAGTACAAAGTGATAAAGCTTGCTCACTCAGGCGATGGATTAGGCGGCGATTGGCAAAGCAAAATGACAGTGGTCGGCGGTAAATTCCAAAAGGTTGAGAGTGAGAATAGCAATTCTAAATCCGACACGAAAAGCAAGGATAAGAAAAAATGAACTATCAACAATCACTAGCCACACCAGAAACTGCAACAGACCAACAAATCCAACAAAATCAGTTAAATCTACACACCGCATTACCTGCCAAAGTTGTGAGCTTTGATTCAAGCAAGCAAACGGTAACGCTTGCTGTTCAGGTAAAAATGCAACTGGCAGACGGTAACGGTGCGGATATTCCTCCATTGGTTGATGTTCCAGTTAGTTTCCCTAGAGGTGGCGGATTTGCTGTTACTTTTCCATTAAAGGCAGGTGATGAGGGTATAGCGATATTCTCTGAACGCTGCATAGATGGGTGGTGGCAAAATGGCAACGCATCTACTCCGTTAGATTTTAGGCTTCATGATTTATCTGATGCAATGTTTATTCCTGGTGTTTGCTCTGTTCCTAAAGCTATCAAAGGATTTTTCAATGATGGACTTTCAATGCAAACCTTAGACGGTGGCACGTACATTCGGATAAAGAATGGCACAATCCAAATTAAAGGGAATATTGAGCATCAAGGAGATACAGCACAGAAAGGCAAGCATAGTTCAACAGGAATTATTTCAAGTGATACTGATGTTTCTGCTGGTGGAATTTCAGGCAAAACACACAAACACACTGGCGATAGTGGCGGTAAAACAGGAGTTCCAGAATGACGGTAAAAGTTAGACGACTGGATAAAAATCATGACTGGACTTTCGGCCAAGGTTTCGCAAATTACGCTATCGAGTCAGAGGCGATTGCTCAAAATGTTCAAACTAGACTTTGGTCATTTACGAATGACTGGTTTTTAGATTTGGAACATGGCTTGCCATGGTTAGAACAAATGGGGCGAAATGTGGATTTAGGTGATTGGGAAATCAGGATTAAAAAGCACGTTCTACAAACTGACGGAGTTTCCAAGATTACCAGTTATGAGTCGAATTTAGATCCAAATACACGAAAATTAGTAATTGATATTACATACCAAGACATTTACGGAGTAGAAAACTCCGCTAGTTATCGTTCATAAGGGGCATTATGGCAACACTAACAGAAACAGGCATTCAGATTGAACGCTTAAACGACATTGTGAAGCGTTTTGAAGATGGCTTTAAGCAAATCTACGGTCAGAATATTGACCTATCGCCAAACACGCCAGACGGTCAAATGGTGGGTATTTTAGCTCAGATTAAAATGGATATTGAGGAGCTTGCTGAGAATATTTATCGACAATTAGACCCAGATGTAGCGACTGGAGCGTGGTTAGAGCAGCGAGTAGCTTATGCTGGCTTAATGCGAAGAGGTGCGAGTTACAGCTATTTACGCTCTGTAATTCTAACTGGCGAGCCTAACACTCAGCTTTACGCTGGAATTGTTGTATCAGACCAAAATAAGGTTCGCTGGGTGCTAACTTCTGATATTCAGCTAGATAGCAACGGTTCAGGTAGAGCAGACTTTAGAAGTGAGCAATTAGGTAGTTTCAACCTTGCCAAAAACACAACCTTAACCATTGAAACGGTAACACTTGGATTAACGAGTGCGGTTACTTTTGAGAATGCAGAGGTTGGCGTAGAAGAAGAAACTGACACCCAATTAAGAGAGCGTTTTCTATTTAGCCGAACAAAGAATGCACAAAATTCAGCAGAAGCAATCACTGCAAAAATAGCAGCATTGCCAGATGTAAAACAGGTTCGAGTACTTGAGAATAACACCGCTCAACGTGATGCATTAGGTGTAGAGCCTCACTCAATCGATGTGATTGTTTACGGTGGCAATGATGAAGAAATCGCCAACGTAATCTATCAAAATAAAGGGGCTGGAGTTGGGTTACAGGGTAACACGCTAACAAGCCTTAAAAAGGATGGAGAAACGAGACCAATTAGATTTGACAAGGTTTCATTGGTTGATATTCAAGTATCAATGCGATGCGTTCGTTATGAAGATTTTACTGAAATTGACAAAGACCAAATCAAAAAACTCTTAGCTAATCAGATTTTCAAAATTGGTCAAACGGTTTCTTTATCTCGCCTATATTCACCAATTAACCAAGTTGGCGGCTTCTGGGTTAAAGAACTCAAAATCGCACGAAAAAGGCAGCAATTAAAAGCTGAGAATGTGGCGTTACAACCGAGAGACTTGGCAAGAATAATGGAAAGCGACATCACAATCGAGGTGGAATAATGGCTTATTCAGATTTGCTTATATGGCAGTATCAAGGAAAGCCGAAAGCACTGGCAACAGTCAAAATGTTAGAGGCTGAATTCTCGCAAAGCTTTATTGATTTATATCAACTTCAAGATGTTTTAAGTATCGAGACAGCAACTGGAGATCAGTTAGATTTAGTCGGCAAACACGTTGGACAATCAAGAATTGTTAATGGCTATACATTGAGACAGTTTTTCGGATTTAAAAATGCGAAAAATGCACTTGGATTTAGCAAAGAGCTTAAAGGTGGTGGTCAGTGGTACAGATTAAGAGACCCGTTAGCGGATTCTGTCAGGTTATCTGATGGAGATTACAGGTTTTTAATTAAGTGCAGAATCATTAAAAATTATCAAGTCGGCACGATCCCAAACATTATTGAGGCGTGCCGATTTGTTTTTGGTGACGGATGTACGGTAAAAGACAATTTAAATATGACGGTTACTGTTTCGGTTGTTGGTAGATATTTAACTCAATTCTCAAGATACGCAGTGGAAAATCTTGACATTCTACCAAGACAAGCAGGCACCAAAATTATTTTTGAAATCAAATAGAGGATTTTATGGCGATACATAACAAACCTGATGAAAGCGTATTTGCATCAAGTGCAAGACCTGGCGAAGTGAGTAACTTCCCTGATATTGGCAGAGGGTGGGGAGTTTCATTCGACCAGACAGGTGGCATCCCTCCAATGGAGTGGTTTAACTTCCTTTTTAAACGGACAGATGAAAAGTTTGGTTATCTATTCCAGCGTGGATTGTCTGAGTGGTCTGCTACGCAAGAATATCCTATTGGCGCATTGGTTCAGTACAAGAACTTAACCTATAAAGCGAAAAGAGCAAATACAAATAAAAACCCAGAGCAAGCTGATTCTTTAGATTGGCAGCGCTGGGGGTTTACTCAATCAGAGCTTAAAAATGCAACGTTGACAGAATCTGGGATTGTTCAACTATTAACATCTACTAATAGCGATGATGAAACAAAATCCGCAACACCCAAATCCGTTAAGATGGCTTACGATAAAGGTGTAGAGGCAAAAACGGCAGCAGATAATGCGAACAACAACGCAAACAACAGGGTGCCATTTAGTCAAATGGGACGGAACTACGCCAAAATAATCACTAATCATGATGGTTATGGTGGGTACGAGATCGAAAATAATATACTTAACTATACATTTAGATTCGAGTCAGAAAATGACCACATGAAATTTTGGTCTAATATTGGTGGTAATAGCTACGCAATACATTTTCCGGCAAGGCGTAATGGTGAAGTAGCGTTAATAGAGGACGTTAATAAGAAAGTTTCAAAGGATGGCGATGAAGTCAAATGGTTAGGAATTAAACGAGACCACGCATGGATGTATATAACAAGTACAGGATATCCAACGGCAGGGCTTGATTTTACCTCGCAAAATGGACGCTATCCACAGGTGTCTCTTGAAGCTGTTGATATTGGAGAGTTCGGCGATGAATTAAGAATCCATACTACTCCAAAAGGACAAAATTACGAAACTGACAGACGAAATCACGTGATGACTGTCGCACATGACGGGAACGTTTGGGTAAAACCTTATGGCTGGCTGCATGACTATTTCGCAAAACAGGCGGACATCAATAATGTATGGAATGATTTAAATAATACATACCGAAAAAATAGATTCAGACATCAGAACTACCCGAATCATTACAACGGTGCAGAAGTGTTTGATATCCCTGTGGCAGATAATGGCGTGGTTAGGTTGATTATTATGAATGTCTCGATTAATGGATATGCGAGAGTGAATCTTCCAGAAGCATATAACGGTAACTGCATTGTACAAGCTACAGATCTTGGAGCTGGGCGTAAGGCGGTTGGAGCTAATATTCAAAGCGGTAACGTTGTTGAGATACACAATGGTGGCGAGACGAATCTTCAACTTTTAACAATCGGATGGTATGGATGGTAAAAAATATGATGTTATTTAACTTAGACGAGCAAACATTCTGCCCTGATTATCTAGTGTCAGATAAGCAGGGATGGATTGAAGTGAGCGATGAAGAAATTGATGGTATTTCGGCCAGTATGACTGGCGGTGGCGAAGTATGGCTGGAAAATGGTGTTATTAAATATTCAGGGAAAGCACCTAGTGAATACCATATTTTTGATGCTAAATCGAAATCTTTTAAGGTTTCAGATGAAAAGAAAGCGGAATTCTTTAAGCGTAAAAAGGAAGCTGCATTAAACAATCTAGCAGGCAAAGCGGATGCCATTAAGAATGGCTTACTTGCTGGCTATCCACAGACAGAAATCGAGAGTTTTTATCGCCAAGAGAAAGAGGCGTTAGCATGGCGAGCAGATAATAATGCAGACACGCCAATGCTTAAGCAAGTCGCAAGGGTTCGAGGTGTTCCATTTGATGTGTTGGTTGAGAAAGTTATCGAGAAAGCATCGCAATTTGCGGTTGCTATCGGTTTGATTATTGGGCAAAGACAGGCGTTTGAAGATCGCTTGTTGGCTATAAATACGCTAGAAGAACTAACCGCACTTGAAAAGGAAATCGAAGAATGGAAATTCCAAGCAAATTAAGACTCTACGCTTATCATAATCTAATTGCTCTTGACCAGTTGCTCAATGCTTTAACTGGCGGAGCAGCGGACGAAACATTATCAAGTCGCACCTATCGTGGTGCGATTTTAGTTTCTAATCCAAAGAAAAGATGGAAAGTTCTGTATCGTTTAATTAACTGTTTATTTAGAGATGATAAGCACTGCAAGACAGCATACGAGAGCGAATTGAAAGGCAGACAGCACGATAAACGATTCAGTCAAATGCGTAAGGGGGCTTAAATGTCAGATACCGACATTACTCTTTATCGTGGCGATGATGAGGAGCGAAGAGTGCGGATATATGAGAAACAACAGAATGATGAGCTTAAACCATACGACCTAACAAATATAAAACGGTTAGATTTGTGGGCAAAAGTACGAAGTCACACTGTAATTTCTCTATCTAGCACAGATGAGACTATTAAGGTCGTAGATGCAGAGAATGGTGTTATTTTGCTTAAATTTCATCACGATTTAACGAAATACGCTATTTGGTCGGAGGCTAACTACGACTTACAAACAATATCTAATACGGGGGCGGTTAAAACGGTGATTAGGAACGCACTTTTTAAACTAGAGGGCGATGTCACACCGCAACCGAATGAAGATGGCGTGTAAAGATGAATTATTAGCAATTATTGAGCCGCCTCAAGAGATTGAGGTGGTAATTGAAAAGGTCGAGATTGTCAAATTAGATGACGGACAATGCGACCAGAAAATCCCAACCCTCGAAGAATTAAAAACTTTTTACAATATAGGAGCTTTATAGAATGGCAGCCCAAGAATTTCACCAAACACTCACAGCATTTGCCGAATTCGTAGGTGAGAAAGATAAGGAAATTACTAAACTTATCGGCAACCTAACAACTTTAAGCACGACAGAGAAAACAACCCTAGTTGGTGCAATCAATGAATTATTTCAATCCGTAAGAAGCCTATCTGGTAGCGCAGCGGGCATTAATGACAGTGCGACAAATGAAACCTCGACTTTGTCAGCCAAAAAAATCCTTGAACTTGTAAATCAAGCTAAAACCGATGCGAAAAGCGAAATCTTGGGCGGCAATGTTGCGGCAGAGTTAGACACCATCAAAGAATTAGCCGAAGCGTTAAATGGAATGAAAACAGGCGAAGATGGATTGAATAAACTCATTCAAAAAATCTCACAAGCCAATGAAGCATTAACCACGCTTAATCAGAAATTCACTGCTCTAGAAGGTGTGAATTTAAAAGAAGCTTACAACAGAGGTTACAATAAATAATGACATTTCAAGCGAATATATCAGAATTCGCTGAATTCATGGGAACTGAAATTAAGCGAATAGAAAAGAAAATTCCGACAGATGGTGGCGGTGGTAGTCAATCTAGCGATTCACAAATAATCACAGGAAATGGGCGACCTGACAAGCCTGAAACAACGCAAGGTAAGATTACAGGTAGAGAGTCAAATGGAACTTTCTACAACTCAACAAATGGTGCTGGAGTAGGGGCTTATTTGTGGCAGAAGCAGAACAATAAATGGATTGTAATTTATGCCGATACAGGTGAGAGACGGATGACAAAAGCAGTAAACATTAAGCAAGGATATATGTCTCTAAGGCGAGTAAATAACACCGTGGAATGTATTTTTACTGGTGGCTCGTGGGGGTCAATTTCTTTTTATGGGAGTAGCGATTCTAGATTCACAAGGAAGAACCATGCTAAGCGAATGGATATCTTGCCTCGACAGCAAATACCGCAAGGATTCAGATCTGCTGTGCCTTTTATGCTTCCTTTTTATAGCGATGAGGGTGAAAACGTGGGAATGGTTTATGTTGGCAGTATAGGAGACTCAAACTATATCGAGTTAAGGTTTAAAGATAGTGTGCCAACACAAGATCTTAACTGGATGAGGTTGCCCGCTATCAACTGGATAACAAACGATCCATTCCCCGAAACCCTGTCTTAATCTAGAAGCTCAGCGACCTCTTCCATATTCGGGGCGTAATAGACATTTTGAAGTATTCTGATGTCTTTATGTCCCGATATTTTCGCTAAAGTCATCACATCAACTTTCTTCGCTAGTCTCGTTAAAGCCTCTCGTCTCGTATCGTGAAAACGTAAATGCTCACACATTGCCATTTTCTTAATCTTTCTAAAAGCGGCATCAAGCGATCTTGTATCTAATTGAAAACACAGCCCAGTATTGCCAATTTCTTTTTTCAATCTTTCAAGAATAGCCACAGCGTTTCTTGTTAGTGGAACAGTCCGAGAAGTGCCATTTTTCGTCATTGGAAGATAAGCAGTTCTTTTATCTAAATTAACGTTATCCCAAGTTAATCCGCAAATCTCACCAGCTCGCATTGCAGTTTCAATAGCAAATAACATAGCAGCGCCACTTCTTGCTCTAATTGTCTTGAGCGTATCGTTATAACCGCTAACGTAGAGTATTCTTTCTATTTCATCATCTGAGTATCGTTGAGTTCTTGGCTCACTTCCTTTTGGTAAAACTAAGCCTATCATTGGATTTTTCTCAATATAATTCCAACGCTCGACCGCAACGTTAAAAATATTTCTGATGGTGGATAATTCTCGTCTAATACTCTCACCACTAACTTCTTTTTCTCTTTCGGCTATCCATAACTCAAAATCCTTTCTTGTAACATCACCGATAAACTTATTACAAATCGGATGTCTAGCAAATTTATTCAATCTCAAAGTTTCGTGGCGTATTCCTCGCTTAGTTGGCGTAATTTCTTTCAAATAACGCTCTACAACGTCCGCTAAGACTGTTTCAGGTTGCAACCCTTGTTCTTGTAGCTCTAATTTCTTTTCCTCTTCTAAAGCCCATTGAGTGGCTTCTGCCTTTGTTTTACAAGTTTTAGATTTTCTAATTCCGTTTTTATAAATCTCTACTCGCCATTTGTCGCCACGTTTCCGCATCGTAGCCATATATCACCTCACACTTTTAATTGGCGTAATCGCACAAAATTTTGCGTAATTTTGGCGTAATCAATGACTAAAAATATATAAAAATAACTAAAAGTTGGCAATATTTGAGACTTGAAATTTTAGCAATAGACTGAGTTAATTACTTGTAAGTAATTGATTTTCGGAGTGGATTTTAGGAAAAGAAAAAGCCAGTAGAAATCCACTGGCCTTGATAGGTGGTGCGACTAGCTGGACTCGAACCAGTGACCCCCACCATGTCAAGGTGGTGCTCTAACCAACTGAGCTATAGT